GTTGTTTCATATGGCGGATCAACAACTCTAGGTAACATATGTAAAATATCATCTAGGCCTGTTATCAATTTTGATGAACAACAAGTTCAACATGCAATTGAAATTATAAATCTTCCTGCTAAAGCCCAGTGGGATTCTATTACTATAACTGCCTATGATATGGTAGGAGATAGCTACTTATATAAATGGTTGATTTCTTTCTATGACCCATACTATGGGCAAGTTGTACCAATAGCAGAACCTATTTCGGCTATTTCTAAACCAAAAAAAACTGGATTTCTAAGACTCTTAGATGGTCACGGAAATACAATTGAATTTTGGAAACTAGAAGGTTGTTGGCCCGCTTCGATTGATTGGGGAGAATTAAATTACGAATCAAGCGATTTGGCTAATGTATCATTCCAATTAAGATATGATAGAGCACTACTTCAAAATCCTAATGGATTTCCAATAACGGAACCATTAGGATCCTAAGAAGCTTTTCTACTACTGCTCGTGATTCGTAAAAAAGTATTAAGAGAGTCTTTCAAGAGATCTAATTTTCTTGAAAGACTCTCTTCTTTTTTGTTGAGCTCTACAATAGATTGTTGAATCTCTTTAATTCCTTTCTCTAATTGTTTTCGTATTTCAGCTGTTTGTTCTTGATTTTTTTTAACTTGCATGCGCAGTTCAAGAAGCCCTGCGGCAAATAATACTTTATGTGTATTATTCGAACTTTGAATTTCATTCATTTTAGCTAACAAAGTTTTCAGGCTAGGTTCATATATAGCCTCATCTACTTCTTCTAATGCTTCTTCTTCACCAAATATTTCATCAAAATCAAGATCAAATTCTTCAAAAAATTTCTTTATCTTATTATTTATTGTCATTTTGAAAACTCTTTTTGGCAGTTATAAAACAAATCTTCTAGTTCTTTTGGTTTCATTCTCATCATTCTAGAAAGAGCAGATTTATTTAATCTGCCCTTATTTGTATATACTACTTCTTCTTCTATTAAAATTTTTACTAACCTTGTGTACTCGGGACCTTTCTCCCTAATATTGTTTAAAATTTCGTCTAATTCTATCTGTGATATTTTGATCAAGCTCGGAAGAACTCCCTTCAAAGATGGACGTCGCTTTGCCAATTATTTGCCTCTCTATATACTTTCTCTTTAGATTTATATCATTCTTACAAGTACGGTAAAGTTGTCTATAGTGATTTAGTATTATTGTTGTAAACCAATTGAAAGCTTTTCCTCTATCAGGATCAAATCTTTCAACTTTAGAGAGACAAGCTAAAACTCCTTCCTGTAAAGCGTCTTCTTTATCGATTAGTTTAAAGTTGAATGCTCGTAAAATTGTGTCTGACAGTAAATAAAAACATAATGTGATTTCTCTTTTAACGTCTTCATCATCAGAGTCTTTCAAGTAACTACGTATAAGTACTTCAAAATCTCTATTGTTAATATATTCACTTCCCATATTTTTTTTTACACTCCATATACTTAATTTGTGCGACGCATGCTTTTTTACTGTCTTTCTTTCGCAAGGATTTTTTTGGGAAAAATCAACATTATAATATCTAATATATATAGAACAAGTGTATTTTCAAAAAATATTATGAAACTAGAAAAAGAATACGAAATAAACGCAAAAAAATACTTTGATCAAAAACAATTCAAAGAATGTTTGAAAGTGTGTTTTACATGTATATCAATTAATCCTTCATTACAATGGATATATGATTTATGTGGATATTCATATCTAAATCTAGGAATGTGGTCTCAAAGTAGAGGATCATTTTATACATCTAAGACATTCGAGAATAATCAAAATAAAATTAAAAATTATAATAAACTAATTGAGTTATGTGATGAACGAGAAAAAGAAAGTAGCAATTAATATAATTACTACTCATAACGAACCGCATTTAGAAAAATGTCTCCAATCAGTTTCTGGATTAAATCCAGAATATGTAATTGGATATACTGGAGATATATCAAAAAAAGAATATGAGATTTGTCTACAATATGCTCCTGATTCTACATATATTTTTGAATGGAACGATAACTTTTCTGATGCAAGAAATTTTATACGTGAGAAAACTAAATCTCCTTGGATTATATGGATAGACTCAGATGAACTTATTAAACAAAATTCAATTGATAAAATTAATAAATTATTAGAATCTAAACCTAAAGGATTATACCATAAATTTAAACTAGTCCACGGATCAACTACAATGGGACAGGTTAGAATGTTCTATAATGTTGATAAGATAAAATGGTCATATCCGGTACATGAAAAAATATTATTTGATGATCTTCCGCAAAATCATTTTGATATAGAAATCATTCATAAAATTCAAAATATTTTACGATCATCGGACAGAAATATAAGAATACTAAAAAAATCAATTAACCAACTTGAAACAAATCCTGAGTTTCATTTTTATATTGCAATCGAATATCATCTATGTGGAAAACAAATGAAAGCTTTACTTCATGCAGAAAAATTTTTATATTTTAATGGAATTAAAGGTATTGATATTCGAAAAATGTATATGAGATACCTTATTTCATGGATCAATATTTATCACATTGGTAATCATCAAAAAGCAATTCAAATATTACTTGCACAACTAATAATGAATTGTAATATATCAGAATTTTGGTGTTTACTTGGAGATGCTTATGTTAGATTAGGAAAATTTGATTTGGCTAAACAATTTTATTCAAATGCAATTACTATGGGTAAATTCAAATATGATAATATGTGGTTAACAGATTTAGATAAATACGATAAATATCCTAAAGAAAGAATTCAGTACTGTGAAAAATTTAATGGTGTTGACCTAATGAAATTTCAAAGAGAAATCCATCAACCTATTATCCCTTAGAATCATTTAACCACTCTCTCATCGCTTCCATTACCTTATTTCCTAGTTAAAAATTGGATCATTAATAATAACTGTTACTTCATTTTCAAAACGAGCGATTGCAATCTGCTTAGGTCCGTGTGGGAGTTCCTGCAAATATTTGTCTAATTCATCTATATGGCAATTTATAACTTGCCATCTATTTAACTGATCAGGTTCTTCAGGTAATGGAGGATCTACAACAACAGCATCTTTGCCAAACCATTTTTTCAATCTATCCAAATCAGATAAAATAGCATTATATAATGGAACATTACATTTACAATCTGGATTGGTAAGATATGTGTCCAATTCATCTTTGAGTTCAGGATACATATTTCTAAATTCATGACTTCGCAAAGCTGTTTTTATACTTGCAATTTTAATTTCTGTCATTATTATTTCTTTTCCTTCTTAATTCCACCATCATTTTAACATCATTCAAAAGATCTTCTATTTCAGATTCATCTATTATTCCAGCATCCACATAGAATATTAGATGACCGCGTCCTAAAAAATCACCTATTACCTCAATTTTTATTTTTTCTTTCATATTTTACCCGCATTGGTCACAAAGATGTTGTTTGATTCTATAAAATAAATCAGCTAATAACGAGTTTACGGCTCCGAATGAAAATATAAATATAATAGACTCTATGAAATGCAATTTCATAAAATAAATTCCATATATCACTCCGAGCCATACCGGAGCAGTAACAACTCCTACCCAAAACCCAGAGCATTGATAACACATTACTAAATCAGAAATCTTTAATTTATTTACTATAAAGTTTTTTGAGTTAATTATTTTTTTACGAATTGGTCCAAATATCGATCCTCCAACTACAATATGTGTGATCGAAATTGATGCTAATAAATAAAATAACCATAATATGTGTGTGTTTAGGTTCATAAACTATCTCCAGAATGTTACTTTTAGATTTTCTTTATCCCTTGTACAAGCCATGTTTGGATATTGGCGTAAAATTTCGTGAACATTCGTCAAACTTTCCGTTAAGTTAATTAATATTAAATTACTATATTTAAGGTTAACCTTATTAAAATAACTAAACTTAATACTCACCTCTTTAAACTTAAAGTTAATATTAATTAATATTCTTTTAAAGTTATAATTAAAGTTAATTAACTGGGATTCAAAAATTTCCTTCAAATATTGCTTAAAATCTTTTTTAGCAAATTTTTCAAAAAACTTCATAAATAATTTATTGAATAACGCAGAATCTACACCTGCTTGTTTTAAAAAAATATATTCCTTGAAAAATTCAGAGAATTCCTTCCAGAGCACTCGTTTGGCTTTTGGGTTCAAAAAAATAAGTTTTTCTACTGTGAAAATATTGAGAGTCTCCATGTAAATAGAATAGAGAAATCTATTCTATTTACAGAGGAAAAATCATGGGATCAACATATACTACGGCCGCTTGCTCATCTTGTGCGTCTAATTCAAATTATAATAGTACAGAATTTAATATAAAACAAGGTGACACGTGTCCAAATTTTACAATTGAAATCAAAGACCCATCTACCGGGCAGATGGTTTCATATGAAGGATGGAGCATAGAAGTTTATATGCATTTCGAATCATGTTTACGGTCAGATTCTGGAGCGTCTGGTTCTTATCCAGTTTCTATTATTCGACTTTTAGGCGACGCAAATCTTTGTCAAGTTAAAATCGGTGATATAATTGGAGTTGAAGATTGTAATCAAAATTTACAAGAATTTATGCTTGTCACTGCAGTTAACTATGATACGAGTGAAATTACTGTAGAAAGAGGTTATGGTAATAGTGATATTTATACACATAAAAAAGGTGACAAATTGCTTTTTTTTAGAATTTATGGGAAAGATGGCTATATTAATAGTAAATATGAAGAAGATGCCGAAGAAGAGGTTGAAGCAGATTTTTCAATACTAGGGTATCAATGGGATGTTGAAGATACAAGTCATAAAGGAAAATATTTACTCGAGTTCAAAGCAATTAACCTAGTATATGATGATGACGATCCTACTTTACTGATTGATACACAGATAAGGTCATTCCCAGCCGATTCTACAAATTACATTGTTAATATTGTGTAAAAGGAGATTTATATGACAGATTCAAACGACAAACGCCCGCCAATGTTTGAATTACCTAAAGACCAAAAACCACGTCGTCCTGGAGTGAGAATGCAAAATTTAAGACCAGAAATAGATGATGAAATGCCTGAAGGAGCTGAAAACGCACTTACTGCTATTAAATTACAACAAGCAAATAAAATGTCACAAGTTTCACCTCCAACTCAAGAAGAAAGAAGTATGGTTCCTGAACTCATTAGAGAAGAAGACATTAACTCAGGGGTGGTTGAGACAATTGGAAACAAAACAGTAAAAGACATTATTGCTCAACTAAAGAAAAAACAAAGATTTGAAGAAGTAATGCTTCCTTCACGAAGTTTTCTCTATGAGAAATACGGACTTGAGCCAGATAAACCAATTCATGTTAGACCAATGACAATTGAGGAAGAAAAAATTATTTCTACTCCTCGCCTTATTAGATCAGGACAAGCAATAGATAAGATTTTCGATTCATGTATATATGAGAATATTCCATCTGGCAAAATGCTGTCAGCAGATAGAACATTCCTTCTCTTCTATATACGTGGTATTTCTTATGGACCAGACTATGAAGTCGACGTAAAATGCCCAAGTTGTGAAATGCAATTTACAGAAGAAATAAATCTTGATACATTGCCTATAGAAATGTGCACAGATGATTTTGAAGGCGAGATTAGCTGTATACTTCCAGATTCAGGACTGTCAATACGATATAAAGTTCCTACTGGAGATGATGAACGAGCACTTACAAGACATCGTGATATGATGATTCGCGGTGGTTTTAGATCTGATGCTCCAGATGATACGTTGGTACGAAGAAACATCATGCTTATTACTAACATCGAAGGTATTACCAACAAGATCGAAATTGAACAAATCGTAAATAATTTGGGAGTTAAAGATTCAAATTTTCTTCGCGAAAAAATCAATAACCCAGATTTTGGTATTATTACAGATGTTAATATACATTGTGAATATTGTTATCACGAATGGGAACTTGATCTTCCAATTGATGTCAATTTTTTCTTCCCACGGACGAAGAGAACGTCCTAAGATTTAAACGCAATCTATTTGAAGAAGAATTTATAATGATCTATCACCTAAAACAAGGATTCAATCAAATACAAGAAATACCAATATTTGAAAGAAAATGGCTAATTGATAGGTTTGTAGAACAAAAAGAAAAGGAAGAAGAACATCTAAGAAATATGGATAAAAAGAGAAAGTAAAATAAACCAATAACATTCTCATTAAATTTGAAAAGGAGATAGAAATATCTCCTTTTTTTCATAAATACTTTAAAGATATTACCAAAAGAGGATATTATGGCTATAAGAGAAAGATACCAATCAGCAGTCTTAGGAGATTCTATTAATTTAGATCTATATGCATATAACAATAACAGTCTTGTAGATTTGTATGACATTCAAAAAATAGAAATTTACTTTTTAGACCCATCGCAAATTAATGAGAGTAATCCAGACGGACGTAGAATCAAAGAAATTATCTATCCTTCTAGTCCAATTGTATATTTAGGATCCGGTCATTACAGGTCAGAATTAGAATTAAATCCTAATTTGTATGAAATAGGAAAACATGTTGACATTTGGTATATAAAGTTTAATTCATCAGAATCAACTTTTAGTCAAATTACCAATAATTTTGAAATATATGCTGAGCTTACGCAAACAGAAGATAGACCATTTTTATATGATGTAAGCTTTACATTAAGCCCAAAAAAAATAGTAAAAGATTCGAAAAGATATTTGAAAATAGGATTTTTCCCTTCGGTGCATGGTGATATCGGAATTAAATCGTTGGCTCAAGAGCAATTAGATCAATTTTACTATAATCTTAAAACAGGAGGCAGTCTTTATGTCAAGATAGAAATGATAGAAGGTTGCGGATATAATTCTGAATATCCTGATGCAAATATTATTACTGACCCAGAGTGGTCTCCAGTAGATATTAGAGGCGACAATGAAGGATACTTTATGATTGACTCTACGGATGACGGAGATTACAACCTAGGTATATACTGGGTACAGTTTAAAACAGAAATTCAAGGACAAGAAATAATCTCTGAAAAATTCTATCTTCAGATATATAATTAAAAATGTAATTTAAAATTTTATTTTTATATTATATAGAGTATAATGATATTTGAAGAAAGCCGACTCGCGCCGATTGAATATAGATTTAAACTAGATCCAACAGAAACACAAGCATTAAATCTTATGCGCACATATGAAAGAATGCGCAGAACATATTGCCATAATTCTTCTTATATGCTTTTTTCCCGAAGTAAAGATCCGAGAAATTCCAAATTCTTTGGAAGTTTTAAAAAACTAATTATTGAATCTGAATCTGAAAGAACATCAATTCCTTATCCAAAATTATTTATCAAAGCACAATTCATGATATTATGTACAGAATATCATAAGAAGAATGTTTATTGTCCGCCACAATATCTATTTAGTAAATATGCACAGAAAAGATATAGACGATATATTAATCAGCTATGTGTAAATGAGAATATAAAAGTAAACAACAAAAAGAAAACACGCAGTAATAAGATAAATATTATTCGAGATCTTAAATCGACATTTTCTTTTATGAAAAGCTTCAGTCTAAATAATTTTGGTGATAAAGAGATAAATTATATAAAACTATTCGGAGATAATCGAATATGGTTGTGTATACTTAATCAAATAATCTCGCCTTATTTTCTGGCTATATCAAAAACATTCTCGGAGATTGATCTACCAAATGAAATTCGAAAAGAAATACCTAAAAACTTTGATATATATAAGCAAGAAGTCTTATTAGACCAAGAAATAATTGGCATAGCGAAAAAACTATTTAAGGATGAAACAAATGAATTCTAATCTCAATAATATTATATCTGAATATGAACTCAAAAGAGACCTAATAGAAAGAAATTTTTCAAAACAAGATCGTATACTTTTAGAGTTAAACGCAAAAGATCAACGTTTCGTAGATAACAAAGATGTTGCACTGAGCGATTCTAACCTTGGACAATTAGGACAAGTTTTAGACATTGTAATGAATCCTCATGTTAAACAAAGAAATTTACTAGAAGAAGCATATTCTAAATTTTTAAATTGTTCTCCTGAAGAAATCAAAAAAGATACAAAAAAATATTCTTCTTACAAAGCAAGTGTAATAAAATTCTGTTTAAACAAAATACTTAAATCAAAAGGAACATATTCGAATGTAGATCTTACATTTGATAAAAAACTAGATGATGGTATAAAAACAATATCTGTAAGCGAATCAGATAAAAGTTATCAGATCATCCATATTGGTCCCGTTGAAACAGTTCGTATTCCCACGTGTTTTCATATTGGTCTACAAAAAGGAAAAGATAAATTTGTTTTAGAAACAGTTGAAGATTACGGATATTTTGCTATTTGTTTTAGATATAAAAAAGGCAACGAGAAAGCAATTGATAGATTCATTAAATATTTTGACGAATTGATGAAGAAAAATAATTTCTATAAAGGTGGAAAAATAACACCTAAAATGGAATTTTTAAAATTAGAAGATCTTGATTGGTCTGATGTTTTTCTTAAAGATGAAGTTAAAGAACAAATCATGTATAATATCACTGATTTCTATGATAAAGAAGAGATTTATAAAAAAAATGGAATCAATTCAAAATGTGGTCTTATTTGGGAAGGGCAGCCTGGAACAGGAAAAACACTCACAGCAAAAATACTCTTCAATAAATTAGATGGTATTACATGCTTATGGGTTACTCCAGATAGCGTACATTCTTCTAGTGATGTAAAAGGTATATATGAAATTTCTAAAGATCTGTCTCCTTCTCTTGTTTTCTTTGAAGACGCTGATTTATACTGTGTAGATCGTAGTTATAGTCATGGCAATCCAGTTCTTGGAGAAATTATGAATCAATTAGACGGTCTTGTTCCATTAGAAGGTGTTGTCACTGTCTTTACAAGTAATGATCCTGGAGTAATGGAAAAAGCTCTTGTTGATAGACCTGGAAGATTTGATGAACGAATTGTATTTGATCCTCCTCCTGCAGAATTAGCCATGAAGATGATGAAAAAATACTTATCTATTCCTCAATATGATGAAAAAGATCTCGTGAGTGTTGCTAAGAGTTCTGAGGAAATGAAACTTACAGGAGCACACATTAAGAGACTTTGTGATTTATCAGTAATATATGCAATCAAAGATAATTCATTAGACGAAGATGATATAACTATTATTACAAAAGATAATCTAAATGATGCTGTTGGTAAGATAAAGGATATGAAAATGAAGGCCGGGGAAGAAAAAGCCAACTATCTTAGTAAAAAGAAAGAATACACAGTTCCGCATGAAGTTGCATATCAACCTGAAGTCGTAAAAAATATAGCCGAAACAGAAGAAACTTTAGGGATAGAAGAACCTAAAAGAAAGTCATTGATTAGAAGCCTTGTGGATTAACCTTCCGCTTTTTTTAGCTTAGTATAATAATTTTTTAGTTCTTTCAGATGTGCAAATGCTATTTTACCGAGATCTTCTTCGCTTGAAGCGAGATCGGTTTTTTTATCATCGGTATCATGCTCTTTTTCAACGACTAGACCCATTTGAAATTCTGTGACATCAAATTTATCCCAATCGATACCGATTTTATTTCCAATTGCTTTAGCCTCTTCTTTAGACCATGATTTTTTTTCTATGTCTTTCTTTTCTAGGAATTGTTGAAATGTCTTCATAATAAAATATATACATATTAATTGTTAAATAATTTGTATTTCATGTCCTTCGGCTTTTAAGTGTTTTATTCTTTCTTTGGAGTGTTTTTCTAAATATGAATTGTTAGTATAGTAAAAATCATGATAATCTAATTTTTCTTTATCAGGAGCTAATCTTAAACCTCTTCCTTTTCTTTGGATGGTCATAATATCAGATTTAAATCCAGCGGCATTAATCAGAACGTGCAAAAATACGTCAACTCCAGTTTGCATAATTCTCGAAGCAATAACTACTACTTTTTCATCTGGAGAACTTTCTCTTAGTTTGCTAATTGCATAGTCTCTATCTTTATCATTATCTACTCCTGATACCCATATCGATTCAGGTATTTCTTCATGCAATGCTTGTCCATGAGGAATTTTTTCTACAACGATAAGTATTCTATTTCCTACATTATACCCATCTACAATTTCTTTTATTTTATCATATAGGTGAATATTTTCTACTACGCCTTTTTGGTATGCTCCCATATAATTTAATAATGCAATTTCAAACGGCTTGTTAATTTTATGAAAGAAACATTCAGATTTAGACAATCTTCCTTTTTTTTGAAGTTCTTTGGCTCCAAGATCTACGATAACCGGTCCAAACCAGCTTTTGACTTGATATTTTTTAACATTGTCTCCTTTAGACCACGGAGTCGCAGAAAAACCAAATCTATATCTACAGTTTTTCATTTTTTTGAAAAATTCAATAGATTTACTCGTAGAAAATTCGTGACACTCGTCCGTAATAAGAACTTTGAATTTATCTAGTAAAGGAAGATAATTTTCTTTTGACTGGATAGTTGTAAGCAAAACAGAATTAGGCTCAAAACATCCAGAATATATTCTTCCAATACTTGGTATATTGTTTTCTTTGAATATTTTATATGTCTGTCTTACTAGCGTTCTACTTCTAAATAATACAAGCGTGGGAGTGTCCGGAGGAATAGATTTAATTAATGCCGTAAACATTAATGTTTTACCTGCAGCGGTAGCAGCTTTAATAATTCCTCTTTCTGATTTCCACATAGAGTTTATAATCTCTACTTGATAATCATACAGAGTAATTCCTTTATCACTAAAAAAGTTTTCATCAACAGGAGTAAATTCTATGAGATCTGATCTTTGATCTTCAATTTCAGCTTTTATTTTTAGAGAATTAAGGGCTTTTACAATTTCTGGAAGTATTCCAGTAGGAAATTTACCTGTTTTTTTTGAAAAAAATTCAGTATATCCATCCCACCCACTTTTTCCTCCACTCATTCTGAATTTTTTGTATTGTGGAGAATGAAAATATCCTTTTTTGCGAAAACGCAGTGCTTCCCAAATAGAATTATGGATAGACTCACTATCCAATGTAAGTTGAGATATACTGTTTTTTATAGTAAGTTTATTAGACATAATTACAAATACATATAAGATTTAAACTGCGTGTTTTTTTACTTTTCTGCGTATAAATTTGTGTTACTTTAAATGCCAACTATTACTATAATTAAACATGGATTATAAGAAGTCGATTACATTATTTTCAGACATACACATTCATCCTCATAGTTTATCCATAGAGAAATTGGAAGATTGTTTAAAATGTTTAGAATGGATTTATAAAGAATCCACTGCAAGAGAAATACCTTACATTATTTTTGCTGGTGATTTGTTTCACGATCGACACCGAATCAATATTTTTGCATACAATAAAACATATGATATTTTACGCAAATATGCCAAGAAAATAAAATCATATTATCTTGTTGGCAACCATGATATGTTCTATCGATCTTCCAGAAATGTTACGTCCATTAAACCGTTCTCTGAGATCATACAGGTTATAGATAAACCTAAAACAATTAAATTCTATGATGTGCCTATAGATTTTCTTCCGTATACCGAATCTGAACAAGCTAAAGAGCTCAATAAGATCAAAAATAAATCTAACATTTTAATTGGTCATCTTTCTATTGTCGGTGCTACTTTAAACTCGCTCTGGGGCTCAAGATACAAAGAAAATGGTTTAATGGAGAATATATCAGAGACACCAATAAAGTCTCTCTCGGGTTATCAGAAGGTCTTTCTGGGGCACTTCCACGCTAAACAACAAGTATCAAAACGTATTGAGTATATAGGGTCCCCGCTTCAACTCTCTTTTGGCGAAGCCATGGATCAAAAAGGGTTTATTATCTTTGATCCTAAAAATATAGAAACAGAATTCATTGAGAATAATTTTACGTCGAAATACTTCATTCTTCCTTATGACGCTGATTTTTCTAAACACAATTTAGAAAACAGTTATTTAAAGATTATAACATCTAAATCCTCTAAGATTGACCAATTAGCACTCAAAGAAGAGATTAAAAATAGTTTTGGTCCTAAAACAATTGAAGTTATAATGCCTTCTTCTACCGAAGAAGATATAAAACTTAGTGAAAAAATTAGCGCCGTCGAAGATTTTACTAATAACACTCAAGATATTATTACAAAATTTATTAATTCAGTTGAAACAGAATTAGACAAAGACAAACTTATTAACATAGGAATAAAAATCGTACAGACCATTGATAATAAAGAGATAGAATATTAATATGTATTTAAAACGTATGTTTGTGAAAAATTTCATGAGTATTGGTGAAGAGCCTATCGAAATCAACTTTGAAGATTATAAAGATGATGATATCGTTATAATCAAAGGAGAAAATATGGATGTTGGCCCGTTGGCTAGCAATGGGGCTGGAAAATGTGTGGATAAAAACACAAAAATAATTATCGGATGTAATGACGACGATATTGTTTCTATTTTAAGACCTGGATATATAAAGAAAAAAGATGATCGTATAGGAACGGTAGTGGAAGCAACAATCGAAATAGTTATTAACATATTCAAAAAACACCCTAATTTTAAATCAAAAATTTTTGTTGAATCTATAAATAATTCTTTTCAACCTATAGAAGAAGCAAAAAAAACTTATAGTGGAAAATATTATACAATTATAAATGATCGCGGAGATGAATTATTATGTTCTCCTGATCATATTATATTTGACAAAGATAACAATGAAGTAAAAATTAAAAACATAAAAATAAATGATATTGTACACACAAAATATGGTTTATCAAAAATAATACAAAAAACAATGTCAAATGATAAAATAGATTTATTTGATATTCAAGTTAAAAACACTCATATTTATTATTCTAATAATTATCTTTCACATAATTCCTTAATAGCAGAGGCGATATCTTTCGGGTTGTTTGGAAAAACAATACGGAAAATAGAAAGAATTGATAACTGTATCAATAATCTAACTAAAAAAGGATTAGTAATTGAAATAGATGTTGATAACTTAAAAGTAAAAAGAACACGCAAGCCTGATAGGCTTAAATTAGAAGAAAACGGTGAAGATAAGACACTTTCAACCATGGCTTTAACCCAAGCAGAGATTGAAGATAAGTTAGGAATAAATCATCACACTTTTGCCAACACATGTTGTTTTGGGCAACATAACGACTACAGTTTTTTGTCTTCTAACAAAGAAGACAAGAGAAAAATCGTAGAAGATCTGTTACAACTATGTGAATATAATAGATATGAAGAAAATTCCAGAAGATATACCAGAGGAATAAAGAATCTCGTATCAGGCTTATCATTTCAATATGAAAGAAATCAAAAAGATATATTTAGTAGAAAAGTACAACTCGACGGATATATTAGTAAGTTGAAAAATTTCAAATTAGAAGTTGAGAGAGAAATAAAAAGAATTAAATCGAAAATTCAAGAAATAGAAAAAATTGACATTCAATCAGAAATATCTCTTTGGGAACGTTATGATTCTTTAGAAAAAGAGCATAATAATATTAATGCCGACATTAATAGTTTGTCTGGAAAAGAAAACAAAATTAGAAAACTTTTTTTAGACAAAGAAACTAAACTTCAGAATGAAGTGTCACCCATAAAAAGTGATATTATAAGAGTGCAAAAAGATATAACAAAAATAGATAATTTACAAGAGGGCGTACGATGCAATTCATGTTATCAAACAGTAGATAAAGAGAATTATGGAGAATTGAAAGAAGAACTCGACAAAAAGTTGAAAAAATTGAAATCTTCTCTTGATGGCCCTTTAAAACTATATGCTGAAATACAGACTCTTGGAGCAGATAATATTTTAGAAATAAGCAATGAAAGAAAAAAATTAATTAAGAAAAAATCAGAATTAAATAAAACAACTAAACCTTCTTGTTCACGAGAATCTTTAACAAGACAACAAACAGAGCAATCTCATCTCGAGAAGTTATTATTAGATAAAGAATCCCAGATAGATGAAAATCCATATGCAGAAATTATTGCCGATTTGAATAAAAGTTTATCTGAGGCTCAGGTTTTACTAAAGGAAAACGAGAAAGAAATAAAGAAAAACGAAGAGCTTTCACCGTATTATAATTTTTGGATTAAAGGATTTGGAGACACAGGGGTAAAAAGTTTTGTTATCGAGCAAATCATTCCTATTCTCAACCAACAGATTAATTATTGGCTTCAGTTTTTGATTGATAATAATATAATTGTAAAATTTGACAAGTTTCTAGACGTCGAAATTGAAAGACCAAATGATTTAGGACATTTTACCTATAGCCAGGGATCAGGAGGAGAAAAAAAGAGAATAGATTTAGCTATAACATTAGCTTTTGCGTATATAATGAAACTGAGGTCTAACAGTAACAATAATTTAATTTTTTTAGATGAATTAGCAGAATCTATAGATGTTATTGATGGAATCCGTCGAACTCTGGCGGAATTATCTAAGAGTTGTACCGTGTTTTTAATCACACATAGACCAGATTTGCTCAATGATTTAGAAAACAAAAAGAAAATAACAATAAGGAAAGAAAAAGGTTTTTCTAAAATATCAACCACGAAATAGCGTGAATCTTTATATTTGAAATACCTGGTAAATCTCATATATAATAATCAAAGAGGAGAAGAAATTATGCCTAGTAATTATAAAGATTATAAGAAAACCAAAGAAATCACAGAAGCATATGCAGCAGCTGTTAAGGTGCAAGAAGCGCTTGCGTTAACAGTTATGCGATCCGGCGGCGGAGACCCCAAAGAATATGAAGGGCACATGGCCGTTAGCGATGTTTTAAACAAAATAGATGCAATGATTCGTATGTTCGAGAGATCAATTCAAGATAATGATTTTCAAGAATCATCTGGCAAGATGACTGAAATTATATGCAATTTATATGATCTTGCTCAAATTAAAATGGCCGAAGCAAAAAAACAGGCCAAATCATATATGGAAAAAGCTTCTGGCGTTCAAATACCTCAGGCTGATGAACCCGAAATTACAGACGATGTAGAAGACGTTGAAAGACAACCAGATAATGATGAAAGAGAAGGAATGTTTAAGACTAGGGGACCAATGCCATCTTCAGATAGGGAATCAATGCCATCTCCAGATAGGAGACCAATGCCATCTCCAGATAGGAGACCAATGCCATCTCCAGATAGAAGACCAATGCCATATCCAGATAGGAGACCAATGCCACCTTCAGAGGAAGAATTAGGATTGCCAGATGACGAAGAAACTGTACCGCCGGAATCTTTCTGATAACAATAAAATTTTAAGTCGTAAATAATCGTTTTGTCTAAATAATAAATTGATTCAATAGGAGAAATTAATATGACTGAAAGGTCTTCTATTAATAATATTGTTGTGTTCAACACTAACAGTGAAGAAGATAGAAAAGAAGAGGAAAGAATGAAAGAAAAAGAAAAAATTGTACCAAAAAAATTATTAAAATTAACAAGATTCTTTACAAAACCAGACGTCCATCCATTTGACGAAGTTGAATGGTCAACCACTAGAGTTCGGATAAAAAACCTTGACCAAAAAATAATTTTTGACCATGAAGTTGAACATCCAGTTGAATGGAATGAAATGGCCGTTAGAACATGTGCTGATAAATATTTCAAAACATGTGATTTAGAAAATCATTCTCAAGGTGGAGAAAGATCGGTACGTGATGTTATTCATCGTGTTGCATACAGCATTTCACATAGAGGTGTTCAAATGGAATACTTCAATGAAGAAAATGGTCAAATACTATATAATGAAATTTGTTATTTAATCTTACATCAAATTGGAGCTTTCAACTCTCCAGTTTTCTTTAATTGGGGTCTATATGATGTTTATAATTTTAAAGGAAACACAAGCTCAGAACAATGGGCTATAAAAAATAGAGACCAAGACGTATATCGACAAGAATTTGAATATGAAAATGGACGTGGGAGCGCTTGTTTCATCACCGAAGTAGAAGACGAGTTGATAAATGGCAAAAATGGGATATATGACTGGATTAAAACAGAAATGTCTATTTTTGCCAGTGGTTCAGGATCAGGACTAAATGTATCAAAAATTCGTGGAAAAGACGAACCTATTACTGGAGGTGGAAAATCTTCTGGTTTAATATCTTTTTTAGAAGTTGCCGACGCTTCTGCAGGAGTGATTAAATCAGGCGGAAAATGTCTAGCTCCTGATCAATATGTATATACTGAAAAAGGGCCTATAAAAGCAAAAGACCTAGATGGAAAAGAATTCATATGTATTAGTTATGATCCTCCTTCTAATAGGTACAAAGCTAAAAAAGCTCACTGTTGGAAAAGTGGAATAAAAAAAATAGTTGAAATAGTAACAGATAAAGGAAAATTTTATCTTTCAACAGATCATCCAGTAAGACTATCTTCTGGCGAAATCGTTGAAGCTGGAAAACTTCAACTTGGAATGAGTATTTTTAATTGTGTTATTAATGATTCTATGGGATATTTAAGAATAAATTTAAAAAACGAGAAAAATGAAAGAATATATTTACATAAACTTATTGCACGAGATGTTTTAAATTGGAATTTAGATAATAAATCTATACACCATAAAAACAATTATAAATATGATAATAGTCTTGATAATCTTGAATTATTAATGCAATCTGAACATGCAAAAATTCATAACGAAGAAATGGCCAAATTTGATATACCTGGAAGTAAAAATGGAATGCACAAGTCATCTCCTTTTTATAAAAATGAGAAAAAAGTAAAAGCGGTTAACTTTAAAAATAAATCTGATGTTTATTCTATAGAGGTAGAGTGCCCTACCGCAGATGACAAAACAATAAATTCTGGACATAATTTTGTTATATGGCCAAACAAAAAACAAACTGGGTCTGGAATAGTTGTTTTTAATACTCGTCGCGCGGCAAAAATGATTATTTTAAATGATAATCATCCAGATTTATTAGATTTTATTGACTGGAAAAAAAATGAAGAGTTTAAAGCTAGAGCATTAATGCTAATGGGATACCCGCAAAACTGGTCAGATGAAAACGGGGCGTATAAAACAGTTCAAGCACAAAATGCCAATAATTCAATTGCTCTAACAGATGATTTTATGAAAGCCGTTATCAATGACGAAGACTGGGAACTTAAATACGTAATATCTGGAAAAACGAAAAAAATTATAAAAGCTAGAGAAATATTCGACAAAATAGTTGAAGCTAATTGGGAGTGTGGTGATCCAGGAGTATTTTTTATTGACACGATCAATAATTGGAATACTATTCCTAACACAGGCAAAATCGAGGGATCAAATCCTTGTATAACAGGAGAGACTTTAATTGCAACTGCCGATGGAAGAAACACTGTTTCTATTAAACAACTTTCAGAAGAAGGAAAAGATATCCCAGTATATTGTCTGGATAATAATAAAAAAATAGTTATTAGACAAATGAGAAACCCAAGACTAACAGGGACAAACAAAAAAATATTAAAAGTAACATTTGATGACGGACTTATCGTGAGATGTACAGAAAACCATAAATTCATAATGAGAAATGGCATTCATGTAGAAGCTAAAGACCTCGAATATGGAGATTCAATTGCTTCTCTTACTAAAAGACAAAAAAAATTAAATGAAGTTTTTACAAATATAAGACCAACAAAAAGTCAAAATTATTTATGGATAGACGATGGAAACAAATTATTAAAATCTGAACATAGAATGATTGCCGAGTTTTATAATAATAAAAAAATTGGCATGAAAGAAATAGTTCACCACAATGATAGAAACGGACTCAATAATATTCCAAGTAATCTTACAGTTATGGATAAATATGACCATAATTTATTACACTCCGTAGATATGATTGGAGATAAAAATCCAATGAGAAATAGATGGTGGAATATAGCCACAGAAGAAGAAAGACAAAGATATAGAAGAAATATGTCAAAAGCTACAGCTGGAGAAAAAAATGGAAGATATATTAATATTTCTAGTGATGAAATTTATGAACATGCTAAAATTCTTTGTTCTCTTTTAAAAAGATCGTTTACTCAGAATGAATGGACAAGGTATGCAAAAGAAAAAGGAATTTTTTCTAGTTTTTCACTTTTTAGAAAAAAAGAAATTGGAAGTATAATGAAATTATCTTGTAAAGCTGCTCGAGAATTAAATCTTCCAGCTGCCTCACTTAAAAGCTTTTATAGAAATGTTGATAATTATTATAATGCACTTGATTTAGGTTATCAAAACGTAAAAATACAAAATACAAATTTTAAATTTACTATTGATAAAAAATGCGAGCGCTGCAATACAACATTTCAAGTAAAATGGGAAAATAGAGAACGCGCGTTTTGCTCTCAGTCGTGCTCTTTCAAAACAACATGGGAAAAAAATGAAGAACAAACATTATTAAAATTAAAAACCAGAGTTAAAAATAAAAAAGTAGGTATAAGAGATAAACAAATAAACATTTTTAATGATTTGAAATTATCATTAGGAAATATACCACAAAAGAAAGAATGGGTACAAGCTTGTAGAAATAAAAATATAAGTCCTGAAATATCAAGACCTTCAAGTCCATTTAGAAATTATAAAAAATTACAAGAAGCAGCATCAAGTTATAACCATAGAGTTATCTCAATTGAAAAAGATGGATATGAAGACGTATACAATGGCACCGTAGATGAATTCCATAATTTCTTTATTGGCGAAAAAGAATCAAGAGACAGCGAAAACAGACTAACTAAATCGTTTGTTTTAATAAAACAATGTGGTGAATTTCTCCACTTAAATAAAACATCTTGCAATTTAGCTTCATTGAATTTAGTTAAATTCTTGAATCAAGATAAAACATTTGATATTGCTTCATTTAAAGCTAGTATTGAATATTTTATTACTGCAATGGAAATTATTGTTGGTGGGTCATCATATCCTTCCAAGGAAATTGCCGAGATGACAAAGGATACAAGACCACTTGGTCTAGGTTATTGTAACATGGGTGGTCTTATTATGATTTTAGGTTATCCATATGACTCAGATCAGGCTCGTTCTATTATATCAACAATAACGTCGCTTGAAACATCTACTGCTTATGCCCAGTCAGCAAAAATCGCTTCTGTAGTAGGACCATTCAATGAATATGGTAAAAATAAACAATGTTTTCTTAAAGTTATTAAAAAACACGAAGAAGCAAACTCGGAATTAAAACCAAGAATTAAATTTGCGAAACAAATACACCAAGCAGCAACGGAATCTTGGACAGAAGCTACTAATCTCATACAAAGACACGGTGTTAGAAATTCACAGGCAGTTGTTGTAGCTCCGACCGGAACGGTTATGTTTTTGATGGGAACAACCAATAATGGAATCGAGCCTTCATATTCTCTTTGTGCGTATAAACTTATGAGCGATGGATCTGTTGTCGAACTATTATGCGAAGAGGCAAAAATTGCACTTAAAGATTTAGGGTACAATCATGATCAAGTTAAAGACATAAGTGATTATATCCTTGAAAACGGAACCGTTGAGGGAGCTCCTTATCTAAGCTTGCAGCACTACCCAATATTTGATACTGCAAATGTTGACGGAAACGGAAGCCGGTGCATTGATAAGAACGCACATGTCGGAGCTATTGCCGCGGCAACACCTTTCGTTTCTGGAGGAATTAGTAAAACAACTAATTTGCCAGAGGATGCAACAAGAGAAGATATTTGGAATTGTTATATTGAAGGATGGAAAAAAGGGTGCAAGGGTTTAGCATTATACCGATCAGGGTCGAAATGGTCTCAGCCATTAAATTCTAAAAATAGTAATTTTAAGAAAGAAACGATTAAAAGAGAAATAAAACGAACGCGTGACAGATTATTATCTTCAGATTTTCGCCAAACATCGCCAGATGATTTTTGGGAATTTCACAGAGGGTTATTAACAAGAAAGAAAGCTGCTAATAGAGCTCAGTCAGAAAGAATGAACTTTAATATAGGATCAGAAAATGTCTGGATGAATATTGTTAGATTCCCAAACAACGGAATATCGGAAGTATGGATGGAAGTAGGAAAAGAGAATCCAACTGTTAATGGACTTGCAGATACAATTGGAAGAATATGCTCTATAGCAATACAATATGGAGTTCCAATTGAAGCTTTATGCTCTACCATGGAAGGATTACAATTTAGTCCTGCGGGATTCCTAAGGAAGAATGATCTCGGAATTAGAACCGCAAAAAGTCTATCAGATCTTACAGCTAAAGTTCTTACTAAGCTTCATACGGAGTATAACGGTCTTGATTCCGACAAGATAGTACCAGTTTGGGATAATGATATAGAAAATGGAGAAGAACCACCATTAGTATCAGAATCAAATCAGGCAAAATCTAGAGGATATTCTGGAATACGATGTGAAGAATGTGGGTCGTGGAGAACAAAGGGCACTGTCAAGTGTGGTGTTTGTCTATCATGTCAAACATCATATGGAGCATGTGGCGGATAACGCGGGTGGAAATAATAATGATTTTTATTGTTCAATTATTTATAATTTTCATTGCTTCTGTTATAATTGCTAAGGGGTCGGATTGTTTAATAGAAGCTTCTTCGCGTTTGGCTAAGTCTTTAGGAGTGTCACAGCTTATAATTGGTTTAACTATTATAGCTGCTGGAACAAGTGCTCCCGAGGCAATAATTTTACAAAAACCACTGGCCGAATCGGTTCTTGTTTCTTCTAATTCAACTGCAAGTATTGTAGAACTTATTATAATATCCACAATAATTATCTTTTTTATGTGGAGTCAAGCACAGATTTCTCGCCTAGAAGGAGTAATTCTTGTTTTACTTGGTATTAATTGTTGGGCAACAGATTTTAATTAATATCACTTATAAGATAAAAAATATAATTTGAATGAATAAAAATTTTTATAATAATCATATATAATTAAAGTAAACTAATGTACTAGTTATGGAGAGTGTTATGAATGGACAAGATTTTATATACGATATTGAAAAACGCAGAATAAATGAATTAGCTACTAGAGGAAGTTCTAAAACCACATCAGGATCTAGTTATAATAGATTAGCATATAATGTTTTTAGATCAATATATCCTCCAGAAATGAATTTATTCAAAGCCGAAGGAATGGGGACATACGATACTGCAAAACAGTATGTTGACTCCCTTCAAACTCAAAAAAAAAGAGAACAAAAATTAAATAAAGACGAAGTGCAAGCTGAAATACTAAAAATACAAGCACAGCTAAAAGATCCTAATCTTGATCCAGTAGAAAAAGAAAAAATTCAATCTGCCGCCGAAGGCTTGGCCGCTCATAAAAAAGCATCTCAGTTAGCATATAGAATATGGGCAAGAGTAAAAGACTATGTTGCAGCTCACGCAAGTGAAGGTATCACTGATGCCATGGTGCAATCCTTGATTCTCGATCCAGGAAATGAAATAGGGCAAGAAATACTTAGCGGGATTAGAGGTCCTGGCGGAACTGCTCAAATAGTTGGAATAAACGGTGAACCTGTAACTGGATGGAGTAAAGAGCTTTGGTCTGGTGAATTAGACGAATCAGATCCATCAGGAGAACCTGAAGTAAAAATAAATAGACAAAAATCATCTGAAAAAGAAGTAAGACAACAACAAAAAACAGTAGAGAAATACAGAGGAAGATCTAAAATTCCTGAAGAAAACAGAAGGTTCTTCACAGAATTTATTAAAAAAGTCCTAAGACAAGCTCACAAATCTGGGGTGTTAAAAACTATTTCTGTCACAAGCAAAGGCCAAGGCGGAAGAGCTAGTGGAAAAGATATCGGTGCATATGAATATGCTTTTACCCAAGCAGTCAAACCGGTTGTTGCTGCTATCGCATTTAATTTTGCTGATATTGCTGTTAGAGCTCTAATTGAATTTGAATTACTAAACGCAGGCACTGGTTTTCAACCAAATTCGGGACCACGAAAAACAGAATCGCAACAAATAGATAATCCCGATGAAGATTTTGATTTTGATCCCGAAGTGGACTTTAATTTAGATGATAAACACAAAGAAGATGAACCAGATATAACAAGCATCAAACATCCTATATACAAAGACGTTAAACCAATTAGCCAAGAGGATCTAGCTTCTTATGCTAATCAAATTTTCGAAAAAATTAAAGATCAAATGGAATTATCCGGAATCAAACTACTTCCAGTCACCGTCAAGAATTTGGGTAAACGATGGATCGAAATAGCATCCAAAAATCTGGAGAGAGCAGGTTTTGACGATCAATTAGGACAAGAATTAGAATATTATGCAAACAGATTGAATAAAACTCCTGAAGGAGAAACATTCAAGATGTCTGCGCTAGTAAAACAAGCCATTCTAGATACAACGCAAGATATCGCAAATGACTTATATAATCATACAGAGTTTATGAAAACATTCGCAGATTTCGTTATCGACACAGAGGAGATAAAAAAACTTCTTAGAAAACTCGACCCTACTATAGCGGAAAAAGAAGCAGCAATACAAAGAAGGAAACAACCACCTCGAAGAAAATCATCTCGTTTTACGAGGATTCCGGCGCCGGCACCACGTAATCCGCAAACTATGTCACAGCCTCCTTTACCAGAACCTCCTCCTCTATCAGGAGTAGGAGAATCTTTGCAATTATTTGGAGATTTCCTCCTCAAAGAGAGGAAAAGAGATAACACCAAATGTAATTCAGATAAGTAGTTAATATTGTATCAATCTCCTTCTATATTATAACTTAAAAGGAGATTTTTATATGAAAATAACAGCATGTTTGGCAAAGCCCGAACCGTTTTGTGTAGGGTTATGCGGACAAAAACAAGTTGGCAAAGACACAATCGCAAAAACTCTCATTCCTGCCCTCTCAAAAAATTTAAATAAAGATTTTACACGCGTGGCTTTTGCCGATGCGGTAAAAAATACATTATGTATGTTTTACTATTTAAATGAAGAAACAAATGAACCTATAAGAGTGTCGCGTCAATTTATTGAAGATAATAAAGAAAATACCAAATATTTCCCAAAAGGATGGAAAGGCAATGTTAGATGGGCTTTATGTAATATAGGAGATAGATTCAGGGAAATTAATCCTGAGATATGGATTGATATTGCGCTTCTAAATAACAAGAAAGATAAGGTTATTACAGATGTAAGATATCCAAATGAAGTTATCAAAATTCATAATAACACAAAAGGACTTGTAGTAAAAATTATACGACCAGAATTCGAAAAATCAAACGGACATAGATCGGAAACATCTATGTTAGAATTAGATAAATATCTTCCACAAAATTATGAGGGACCATTACTCGACAATAGAATATCTTATGATTTTTTGCTAAGAAACGATGGGTCTAAAGAAGATCTAAAAATCAAAGTTAACACCAGGCTTGTTCCATATATTCTTAATAAATGGAAATACTTCAATCATCCGGAAACAGTTTGATCAAATTTGCATAATCTTTAGCTTGTATAGTTGCATTCTTATTATTTGCAGTTATATAATCTTTTTCAGCATCTTTTCCTAATACAAACAAAAGTCTCATACTCGTAAGAGACAAAACTAATGAACTGACATTCACTGGATGATTTTCTATATCTCTAGACTGAACTATAGAAAATTGAGTTGCAGGTATATTGCAAGATGTTCTTAGAATAGATAAAACTTCTTCTGTATCAAAATTTGTATAAATAACATATTTTGAGAGTGGAGTAACTGATCCTCTGTAATTTAGATTTAGAAGTCTACTAGATGATCTCTCTAAAATAATAGATTTGTTAACGATGCTCTTGTAAACATCGTCTTGTAACGGAGATGTAGTATCAATTGTTATAAAATCAAGAGGGTATTGATTAGTGAAAATATTATTAAACTGAGAGCGCAGCGACTCTAATTGTTCTCTCTTTTTAATCATAAGATCTCCTTCAAGATCAATTCGTTTCATAACCTCTTCGATATCAGGATCACAATAAAGAACAAGCGAGCCAACCTCGGCACATTTGCGATAAACTTTTGACAAATTATTTGAAGAAAGACGCGGGTCAATAGAGTTTCTGTATACTGGGCCATAAGCTCTTTCAGAGTCAATAAATCTATCAAGTATTACATTAGGTCTAACATACTGAAGATAATCATGACAGTAATCCCAATTTTTAGGAAGAAGACCAAAATGAATTATTTGCAACTCTGACTGAATCTTACGCGGAAAAAATCTTCGTAGATTCGTAATAAGAGTAGTTTTGCCTGCTTTATCAGTTCCTTCAATTATAATCATACTTGATCTCCTCGGTCTTCTTCGTATATCGTAACACATTCTTTAATAGAAGAGTCATTAAGTTCTTCTAATACTCTCTCTTGTAACATTTCGACAAATAATTTTGGTTTGTCTTTTTTATATATTTTACGTATTTTTCCATAATATAAAACTGTTATAAGATCATGAATTCCATCTGAAATTGAATCATTTATTTTTTTACTAAACAAAGATTGGTACTGAATTTCAGAATCAGAATTTCTTAGCTCTTTTTCATATCGAATAAGATGTCTAATTTGCTCATGGAATTTATCTATTTTAGCCATAGGAGAAGAAGCTCTTTGAATAAAGAATGTTTTACAATGACTTTCTATTTTTTGTATGTCTCTGCTGTACAAATGCATTGACCCAACGTTGTGTTGGTAGAAACACATATCTATTCCTAATTCAGATGCAATAAGCTCTTGAATCATAGTAAAGCAGAAAACATCATTAGTTGCTCCAAGCCAAATATCATTAGATCTCATATTGGTGATCATACAGAGCTTGTTGTCTCTTATAAAAAATTGAAGAGATATTGTACATGGAAGATCTTTTGTTTTTAAAAGATGCATATCACACGCTCGCCATATAATTACGAGCGCCTGTCTTGAATCTGGGTCATTACGAAGCTTTCTAATAACACTTCGTATACCGCTTTCAGTATGATTCATATGATGAACACTGTTTGCTTTTGTTGATTTGAAAAGACGTGTTCCATAAGCACCATAGAGTGTTTTTCCATCATCTGAGAATCTTTCATAAGAAGGAGCATAATATTGAATAAAATCAAGAGCGTTACTTCCAGTTACATACCACAAAAATTCTCCTACTCCGTATACGATGTCCCAACGTCTTTCAGGCATTAATAAAAGCCTGTCACAAGGATTTGTAATACGCGCAGAGAAACCTAAATCTTCGTGAATAAATAAATTTCTAGGTTTACATTTGAATTCAGGATCTATGTAAAGTTTTCTTGTAGTTTTATGAAATAGATCTTGATTCGATGTAAAAATATTCATTAATTTCTCCTATATCACCTTATATAATATGAAACAACATAACATATAATAGAAAATACATGGAGACAATTTTATGACGAATATCAATAAAAGCTTTGAAAAGATAGTAAATCCGACCAGTGATTTTATGTTTTCAGAAGATCTGTTGAAGAATAACAAATATATGAAAGCTGTGTACGATAAAATATTTGTTGAGATTACTAGATTTGTAGAAAAGATGCCGAAAGTCACTATACAGGCGTGTAGTTTGCGTAGAAAACCAAAGAGCCTATCTTATGTGGGCAAAATACGTTGTGAATCTAAAAAGCATCAGTATGTCGTGTCAACAACATTTCGTAAAGAAATTGTCGAAGTAATTATTAATGATAAAAATTTAGGTGAAGCTGTTATTTTTGGAGCGAAGATAAATAAAGTAACACTATCACCTAGCAATATTAAAGTAGATCTTGCAACATTCAAAAAAAGTCTCTCAGAGATAATTAATTAAATTTATAGTGGAGGGCCGTTTTTGAGCTCGAACTTTTCTCTTTGTTGATCAACGTTGACCTAAATACATTTCGCTCATAGCTTATCATGCTAAAACCAACATGTTCAAATGTTTCCGATCGCAGTATTTACGCATTCTGATAAATTCTCTATCGTTATAGTTTATATCTATAATTTTTATTGATTTGAAAAAATCAATAATATAACGTTGGTTTATTTTCTTTTTTTTCCTACCTTAATAATCCGTGTATTTATGTTATTTGAATTTCCTTGATAGTTTCATTGTCCGAAGGAATAACATGTTCTTCTAGTAATATATCGTGTCTCGTGGCACGTGTTTTTATTTTTCGAATATGTTTTTGTGTCCAGACTTGAAACGTCCACTGTCTTGTATTGCAATATTTTACTGCATATTCCCATTTAGCTTGATTAATTTCCCATTCTGCTTGATCTATTGGTTTAATTTCTAAAATGTATGTTTTGTTACCTCTTATTTTGACTGTAAAATCAGGCCAGTATCTATGTGGTTTACTATGAATGTAATACGGAATGCACAAGTGGTCATCTCCATAATATTCAAGTACATCCACACATTTTTCTAAACAAACCATTACGTCTCTTTCCCATGAAGATCTATAATGTATTTTTTTACCCATTTTGATAGAATCAAAAAGACCTTCTTTCCATTTGCGTTTTTTACGCTGGTTCTTTTGATATTTGAAATTCCAGTCATACATTTTATTGACTCGGGCCACGGGGAAGTTGGGCGTTTCTTCGTTTTTATGATGAACTTTCCAATGTGAGAAAAGATCCCTGCAAGGAACGTGACACAAAGGACACAACAAGTATTCTTCATTCTCTTGATGGAAGTTGATTATGTGGCTTGTCCACGAATCTACATCTGGTAGTTCTGTAGCACATATGAAGCATATGATTTTCTTTTTATCGTTTTTAATCATTTTAGTTGATCTCTTGTATATATAGCAGCTGATTAAATTATTATAAACTATAGTAAATATCTACCAACAGTCGTGGAACATACTTTTAAAATTTTAGCTATTTCATATATATTTAATTGTTGTTTTATATAATTTGATTGCATCCATTTTTTATCATTAAGTTTTTTTACTGATTTTTCAGAAACATACGATTGATTTGAATACTTTACTCCATATCTTTTTAAATTTGTTTGTTTCACTTTATTTTTTGTTTCTTTTGAATGTAAAGAACATTCCACTCCATATCTTTTCAAGTTTGTTTGTCTTGTCTTTTCTTTGATTTCTTTTGATTGATTTGGATATTTTGCTCCGTATTTTTTTAAATTTGTTTGTTTTATTTTTTTTTTGATTTCTTTATTTTTTCCTATACACTTTACACAACAAAAAGCATGATATCCTTTTGCAAAAACTATAAACTTTACTTTATTGTTGCAACTTTTACATTTAACTATTTCGTTTATATCATTTAATATACAATAAATACGTTCCGAAAACTTACAATTATTATCTAAACATGCCGTTGATGATATTATTTTATTGTATTTATCTAAATAATTATTATTAATAAACCATTTTTTTCCTGAAATATTAGAATTAATTCCACGCTTTGTAAAAAGACTAATTTTTATCCATTCTTTCAATTCATTATTCATGTTATTTTATTATTCCTGGTGACTTTCAGCCGCTAGTCTTACTTCTCCTATTTCAATTGGAAAATCAATTTTATCTAATGTTTTCTTATCTTTTTTTACATTTGGCATTATAATACCTCGTACCCCAAATTTGTTATTAAATTTATATCTAATAAACTATTTATTTTATCTATTGCTTCTCTGAGAAATTCATTCTTCCATT